TGAGAGACTAGAGGAACTAGGTTGGAAACCTAAAAAGAAAACAGACAAAGGTAATGTTATTGTATCAGAAGAAATACTTGACACAATTAATATGCCAGAAGCTAAGATGTTTAGTAGATACTTTCTACTACAGAAACGTACAGGCTTGATCAAAGCATGGATAGAAGCTTGTCAAGATGATGACAAAGTACGTGGTAGAGTTATGACATTACGTACCATCACTGGACGCATGGCTCACAACTCTCCCAACATGGCTCAAGTGCCAGCAGTTTACTCACCCTATGGCAAGGAGTGTCGTTCTCTTTGGACTGTATCTAATCCAGATACTCATGTCTTGATTGGCACTGATGCGTCTGGACTAGAGTTACGTTGTCTTGCTCATTACATGGATGATCCAGACTTCACCAATGAAGTTCTTAATGGTGATGTACATACAGCTAACATGAAAGCTGCTGGTCTTACAGACCGTGATCAAGCTAAGACATTCATCTATGCTTTTCTCTATGGTGCTGGTCCAGCTAAGATAGGTAAGGTGGTTGGTGGTTCTGCTAAAGCAGGACAACAGCTGATCACTAAGTTCTTAACCAATATGCCAAAGCTTAAAGAGCTAAGAGAGAATGTTGTTGAAGCTTCCCAAGTAGGAACTATAGAAGCTCTTGATGGTAGGCTCTTACATATCAGAGCAGACTATGCATCTTTAAATACTTTACTACAAGGTGCAGGTGCTATCATCTGTAAGCAATGGCTTGTACATATTACAGAACGTATACATAAATCAGGTGTTGATGCTAAGTTAGTTGCATCTATACACGATGAGTATCAGTTTGAAGTAGCAAAGAAAGATGCTAATAAGTTTGGACAGATAACTAAAGATGCTATGAAAGAAACAGAGAAGACATTAAATGTTAAGTGTCCTCTTGACTGTGACTTTAAAATTGGAACCACATGGATGGAGACACACTAATGTCTGATCAATTAGATTTATTTAGAGAAGAAAAGAATAAGACTAAGTTATCTGATAGTGTAGAGTGTAGAGAATGTAAAAAACTTAAGCCTCTAACAGTAGAGTATTTCCCTGTTGAAAGGTGGAATAAAAACGGTGACTACACACTAAGTAAACTCTGTCAAGAATGTGAAAAGAAACAGTCTTTAATAATTAGAAAGTTAAGAAAAGAAAATATACATAAACTTACAGAGGACTATAGATGCCCCTTGTGCTTAAGAAACAAAGAGGAAGTTAATCACGCACACACTTGGGCTTTAGACCATGACCATGATACTGGAAAGTTCAGAGGGTGGTTATGTAACAGATGTAATGTTGGACTACGTACTGTTGAAATAACAGAGCGTACCCTAAAGTATTTGAAAGGTGAGTTAATAGATAATAAGTAGTGTAGTTCTTACGAACTACTTATTATCTTATTATAGAGGAGAATGGATGGCACATAACAATCGTAAATTTGATAAACAATCCTACATGGCTAACGATGAGAGAGCTAAGAAAGCAATCGTAAGTTATCTTGTAGCTAATAAGTTCACAGACATTGAAGCTAAAGAAGATTACTACTTTGATGTATCAGCTAAGAAAGATAAGAATTATTTTTTTGAAGTTGAGGTGAAGAACCAATGGGGTTCCAGTTGGAATCCTTCTTGGAAAGAAGTTCGTATACCAGAAAGAAAAAGGAGATTGATCGACAAAAAAAATAAGGAATACCCTGACCATGATTTATATTTTGTGGTCTTCAATACTGATTGTAGTCAAGCTTGGTTTATTAAAGATGACACAGTTAGTAGCTCAACTGTAGGGACAATACAAAACTCTAGGAGAGTTGGTGAACCGCATCTTAAGGAACCCTTCTTTCATATACCTACAGAACAAGCAAAATTAATTAAAAATATAGCTTGACATATACATCGATATGTGTTACGCTACTACACAATCAAAAAGGAATAAGCCTTGATGGTTGTATTACATGTCACAATAGAGTGACGATAGAAAAAGGAAATAGAAATGAACGATCCAATATATATTACAGGTAAATGCCACTATGCTTCAATCACTGAGCCTAATACTAAGTTTGAGCCAGTATGGTCAATACAGATTGAAGTTGATGATAACAACCGTTCAGTAATTGAAAGTGCTGGACTAACAATTTCCAACAAAGGTGATGATCGTGGAGACTTTGTTACTATCAAGCGTAAAGTAACACGTAAAGATGGTACTCAACGGCAAGGTCCAATGGTAAAAGATTCCCAGAATAATAATTGGGATGGTAAGTTAATTGCCAATGGTAGTTTGGTTAATGTTAAAGCCGTACCGTTTGAGTGGAACTATGCAGGTAAGTCAGGAGTATCTGCTGACCTAGCTGCTGTACAAGTAGTAGACTTTATTGAGTATACTTCTGGTGCAAGTAATGACTTTGATGTAGTTGAAGGAGGTTATGTAACTGAAACTGCTTCGGAAGAAATTCCTTTTGCATCTTAATTTTTAACGTAGTGTATGGGAGACTTGGGGTGGAGTTTGGTTTGGTTTTCTCCACCCCATTTTTTATAACATGAAACAAATTGAAACATTAGTTGAAGATATATATGATTTGTTTTCTCTTGATCCCATTAAGATGGATGAAAAGGAAGTAGACAAACATATAGATACCTTCGGTGAGATGCTTAAGGTACACATTAAAGCATTCATGTATGAGGAACCTCGTACCAGAGGGAACCTTAGACTGTCTGCTATTGGTAAACCTGATCGACAGTTATGGTATGATGTTAATAGTAAAAGAGAGATTGAAGATCTTAAACCTAGTACAAGAATTAAATTCCTGTATGGTTATATCTTAGAAGAACTTCTTCTACTATGCTCTTCTATTGCTGGACATAAAGTTACTGATCAACAGAAAGAAGTTAATGTAGAAGGTGTACTTGGTCATCAAGATTCTATGATAGATGATGTCTTGGTTGATTGTAAGAGTGCATCAGGTTATAGCTTTAAGAAGTTTAAAGGTAATAACTTAATTGAAGACGATCCCTTTGGTTACATAGCACAGATTTCTGCATACGCTGAAGCTAATCAAGCTAAACGTGCAGCATTTCTTGTCATAGATAAGTCCAGTGGTGAGATATGCCTCACTCCTGTACATCAGATGGAGATGATTAATGCTAAAGAAAGAATTAAACATCTTAAAGGAATGGTTAGTGATGACCGTGTACCTAATAGGTGCTATGATCCTATTGCTGATGGGGAGTCTGGTAACTTTAAGTTGGCTATTGGTTGTATTTATTGTGGGCATAAGCGAGAGTGCTGGCAAGATGTTAATCATGGTAAAGGACTACGTGCTTTTAAATACTCCAGAGGACTTAGTTATCTTACAACGGTGGCTAAAGAACCTAAAGTCGAAGAGGTGATGAACTGGTAATGCATTGGTCTTTTAAAACTAAACCTGACTTAACTAAGTTTGGGTTTGTTTACTGCATAACCAATGTGAAAACTGGTCAAGCTTACATAGGTTGTAAGCAATACTTTAACTATAAGAAAGGCAAGAAGAAAGCTGAGTCTAATTGGAAGTCTTATATGGGTTCAAGTACTCACTTGCTTGAGGACATAGAGAAATTAGGTAAGGATAACTTCAAGTTTGAAATGATAGCTGAGTTTAAAAACAAACGCAGCTTACGTTACTATGAGTGTTACTATCAGATGAAGTACAATGTTTTGTGTAGTACGCTTGATGGGACTGATACCCCTGCATATTATAATAACTATGTAGGGGGTAAGTTCTATAGACCAGTTGAAGAATACTATGATGAATAATCCATTTGAATTAAGTGATGAAGAAGTTAGTGTTGGTTCTTTATTTGATCTGACAGTGACAGAACCTAACAGAAGTTTGTACTTAGCTGTTATAATCAGAGCTATACTTGATGCATCTAAACCAGAGACTGAGGGTGAGAGTTCTTCTATAACAACTTACAGAGAAGAATCCCATAGGTGGTTATTCAAAGACGTTGGTGTTACAAGTAAAGACTTTATAGAGATATGTGAATTGGCTGGTCTCCCATCTGAAAAGGTTAGGAGTCTAGCCTTTAATGTGATAAACTCAGGAGATATACAAAATGAAAGAGACAAACTCTACAAGTTCCTCTAAGGAAACAAATGACCCAGTGAACAGTCCCTCACACTACAACATGTTAAACATCGAAGCAATAAACTTAATTGAGATGTCTATGACTGAAGATGATTTCTTGGGTTATCTTAAAGGAAATGCTTTGAAGTATATAATTAGATATAAACATAAGGGAAATCCTGAACAAGATATAAGTAAAGCAATTTGGTATTTAGAAAAACTAAAAGGAAAAATCAAACATGGAAAATGAAATGCATTACGGTATGACACTCCCTATATCTGAGGAGATAGATGCAACTAAGTATAGACAAACTGGTGAAGACTTCTATAGTAAAGTTGTACGTATATCTGAGGCACTTAAGGATACGCCTGATCACTTTGAGAACTTCAAGGATACCTTAAGGCATCTAAGGTTTCTACCTGCTGGTAGGGTACAGAATGCTATGGGTGCAGCTAGGCAAACAACTGCCTATAATTGTTTTGTCAGTGGTACTATAGAAGATAGTATGGATTCTATCATGGGCAGAGCTACTGAAGCTGCTGAGACAATGCGTAGAGGTGGTGGCATAGGCTATGACTTCAGTAGGCTACGACCTAGAGGAGATCGTATCAAGTCTCTA